ACACCCCATTCTATAAGGGTTTGCAGACTTTTTAATTAAAAAACATTGGACTATATGGAGAGCTACTAAAAGAACTTTGGTTCGTATATTATTCAAAAGTTTGTATCTCCGATGCATTGCCTAGCTTTGAGCCACTTTTTAAAACTTTCAAAATTATGGAGATAACACGTAATAGGGGAACGTAGTTTTTATATATTTTTTTACAAAATGTAATAAATGTAAGTTTCATAATATTAGAAAAGGAATGAACAAATGTATGATATAGATAAATTTAAAACAGGAGAAGTTGCCGACATAATCGGAGTACATATTAGAACTTTACAGAAATGGGATAATAATGGATTTTTTAAAGCCAAAAGAACAATTACAGGCAGACGTTATTATTCAAGTTCGGATATAGATAAATTAACAGAAGTAATATTAAATAAATATAGATAATTACACGTTCTTGTGCGTGTTTTTATAAATTCAATTAAAACAGTAGTAGCCCTTTAATGGGTGTGGTGCAAATCCACAATTTGCCTAAATGAGTGATACTACACTCTGATTTAGTAAGGAACATGAGAACTGTTCCAACTCCTAAAGTTAATTACAGATTGTGCAATCTGTTCTTAATATATTGATTCATTAATATTGGTAGTGACGTTACACTTGAATAACGTGGGTTGTGTGATACAACCCCTCCTTAAAGATTATTAAAGGTCATGTTTATACATGGTCTTTTTTTAATACAATAAATTATTTTAATTGGGGCAATCTCAAAGAACTCAAGGAGGGCAGAGAGTGAGCAACAAGAAAGGAAAATTATGTTTGAAGAATTAAAAGAAGAATTACAACTTAGTGATGAGGTTATTGAAAAACTCAATGGGGTAGCTGATAAAGCTATTCAATCAGAAACAGACAAAGTAAGAACGGAGTATTCCAAAAAGGTAAAAGAGCTAGAACAATATAAGCCTAAAGAGAAATCCGCAGAGCAAATTGAACTAGAGCAACTTAAATCTGAACTTGCAAATACAAAGTTCCAAAAGTCATTAAATGATATTGGGGTATCGGATGATTTAAGTAAGTATCTTAAATCTGATATTGATATTGATGAGTTTAAAAAGTTCTATGAGGGGTTCAATAAAACTAATCAAGACTATGTTGCTAAAAATCATGCTAAAGATACAGGAATGTCAAAGGAACAATTTAAAGCACTCTCTTATGCAGAGAAAGCCAAATTGTATACTGAAAATCCGTCACTTTATGCACAACTAAAAAAATAACAATAAAAATAAGAAAGAGAGATTATAAATTATGAGTTTATTTATTTCAGAAGTATTTTCAGATGCAATTAATGAAAAATTAGGAGTTGCTCTTAAAATGGGTCAACTTGCTACAGATGTAACAGGAGAAGTTGCAGATATTACCACTTGTGGTGATAAGATACACTTCCCAAAATATGATAGAGTTGCAACAGTAGGAACAGTAACAAAGGGTACTGCACTTACACCAGCAGAAGTATCAATGACAGATAATGAAGCTGACATTAAACAAACAGGTGGTTCGATTCGTGTTTATGACAAAGACGAAAAGCAAATTAAGGGTGCAACACTTGATAATATGGCACAACAACTTGTTGATGCTATGGCAAAAGACCTTGATACTTCTTTATCATCTACAATGGTAAGTGAAGTAACTAAGATATCAGCTCAAGCAAATGCAACTGCTATTACAAATGCTGAATTAATGGGTGGTCTTGCACTCTTTGGTGATGAAGTGGATTATGATACTTTTAGTGGTATTGCAATCAACTCTAAATTACTTCCATCATTCCTTGCTATGGATGAATTTACAAGTGTTGAAAAGACTTATACTGCTGATAAGAGTGGATTAATCAAAAATGGTCTTGTAGGCTTTTGGTATGGTATTCCTGTTGTTCTTACAAACAATGGAACATACGATTCAACAAAGGCTGAATGTGTCACATACATGATTAAGAAAGGTGCTTTAGGATATGTAAAACAACAAGAGGTTGCTCTTGAAGTTGAACGTGAAGCAAAGCTACTTTGCAATGATATTGTTGTATCTGATATGTATGCAACAAAAGTTATGGATGCTGACGGTATTGTTATCATCCGTAAAACTGTAGCTTAATAGCTATTTAATATATAGAGGTAGGGTCAACCTGATAGTTGGCTCTATCTTTATTTAATGAAAGGTAAAATTATGACTAAGATTGATAAAATTAAAGATTACATGGAATTATGCGGAATTAATCAAAAGGAAATCTGTGAAACAAAGACTTACACAAAGTCAAAGCCATTCCTCAATAGTGTATTAAATGGTAAATCCCCAATGCCAAGTGGTGATTATGAATTAATCATGCGTGCAATTAGTGAAGCAAGAGCAAAAAAACTTATGGGTGTTAAATATGAGCAAAATGTGGATGAACAGGAAAGAAATAAATGAGTAGAACATGGAAGAAAGTAAAAGATACAAGGGAAATGGCATTTTATATTGAAAATGGTGTTATGCCATGTAACTTAGAGGGTTACAGAGGAAAACTTTATATGAATTTCTATCAAGATGAAATTTGTGATTTAGAAGAAAATTGGTTTACCGCTTGTGAAGAATATCAAAAGGCAAGAGATAACTTTAAAAAGTAGAATAGGGGATATGAAGAATATAAATTATTATGAATCAATGGAAAGATACCTAAAAAATCTTAAAGGAAAAGAAAAAGAAGAACTTTCAGAAAAACAAACACGTTATCAACGTGGAAAAATGTCACAAGAAGAATATGAGGATTTAACAGTTTATGAAAAACATTTAATTAAGTATATGACAGATTGTGTTAAGTCTGAAATTGGAGAGTAAAAAGGAGATTGAAAGATATGAAGAAACCAACAAAAGCAGAACTACAAAAACAATTAAGAGAATGGAATTTAGCAAAGAATAATTTTATTTTCGTTCAAGATGAAATGAATTTTATGCAATTTGGATGTTATATTCCTTGGTGTGAAAAAAATAATATTTATGGAACTGATTTACTAGATATTTATAATTTTAAATATGAAAAAGATTTTTCAATGTTTGCCAACAAAGGACATTCAAGATGTATAATTGTTAGAATAGATTAAGACAAAAAACAAATAGGTTAGAAGGACACTATGTGTTGATTAAATTTATTATTTTATTTATGATATTCCAAAATGAACAAGTCATTTTTATATAGTATAATATACTTTATAAATTTGATATGTTCATTTTGGAAAAAATAAAAAAATTTAGTAATGCGTAGCATCCTTCTAACCATATTATAAAAAGGAGATTGAAAGATATGAACAGTAGACCATATATAGTAAAAAGATTAAGATTGCTTACCTATCTAAGAGAGCATGGATTTTTAGAACTATATACAAGACCAGATTATAAAAATCCAAACTATAAGATTTGGGCTTTTGATTATACAGATGAATTAAAATCTGCAATAGACGAATTTTATAAAATAGGATATTAAACTAGAGAGGTATGAAAGGTATGAATATAGATAATATAAAAGTTGGAGATAAATTCTCTACAGAAACAAAATTAGTAAGAGAATGTGGTTATCCTAAAGCAAATTGTAATGTATTAAAATCATATATAAATGAAATTAAATGTTATCTTTCTTATGAGAAAACAGGAAAGATTAATCCCAAAACACACAAAATATCTAATGAGGTAATAATAACAGATATATTTGATACACCAAAAGAAAATGCACATACAGTAAAGAATAATGGTAAGAAACCTATGTATTATCCATTACTTAAAAATGCTATTGAACCATTAAGCGGTATAGTATCAAATGGCAATATTTATTGTGATACTCTTGGATTTGACCACGATTTACTTTATCTAAACTATAAAGATAAAGATATTGATAGTGGAGTGTTCCTTTATAACTATAAGTTAAGAAATCTTTTGTCTAATGCAGTAAAATCAACTTGCGACCAAATAAAGAAAAGAAATATATTTTACAATTATGATAAAGGTATTATTTTATGGAATGATACTGAATGGGAAGAAAGCAAACACTTTATTACAAAAGATTCTGCTGAAAATAAGAAGTTTGAAGATTTACAATTTAATTCTGCTGAAAAAATCATTAATGATAAAGAATTAAAAATTCCTTTATATCATAAAAAAGATAAAACTAGAATGGAAGTAAATAAACTAGAAAATTATCTTGTAAATTATAAGTTTGTTGATGTTTATAAGGATTATAACAAAGAACTTATAACAGAAATTAAGAAATCATTTGGTTACAATAAGTATTGCAGAGGTATTAACTTTGGTGGAAGTGCAAAAAGTGTAGATATAACACATAGACATTCAGCCACTAGTAATATGAACTTATGGGCAGAGAAAAAAGAATTTCTCAATATGATGAAAGACAAAATGGAAAAAATTATTGAAGAAAAAGGAATAAATAATTCTGCTGTTATGGCTCATCATAAGAAAATGTTCAAACAACAATTTACTGATTTATATGAATATACTGACTATGTGGATATTAAAGTTGAACAAGAAATGAAAGTAACAAAGAAAAATAAAAAGAAACAACAAAAATGGGAAGATAAACATAGACCAAAGAAAAATGTTGATTATGAAAATCCAGATAACCCATTTTATAACCCGTTTAATTAAATATAAAACTCTACAAGCCTTATATAGACATTCTAATTAACTTTAGGATAACTTATAAGGCTTTTATAATATTGTGCCTTTAAATGGCTCACAGAATAGGAGATTAATAAATGAATACAGAACAAAGAATCGATAAAATAGAGAATAAAGTTGACAACATTATTGAAGAGAACACAAAGGTATTTAATAAACTATCTGAAACACTGGATAGTGTTGTCTGTGCTATGCAAGCATTAACTAATAATGTCATAGAAAATCAAAGATTGACCATGCAACTTGCTCTTAATGTTGATAAATTGGAACATAGAATTGATAAAATAAAAATTGACTAACATTCGTTCTTTTCCTTTCTCATTCCCCTGTGCTTAATTGCATGGGGGATTTTTGAAATAAGAATGAATAGAAAGTAGGAATATAAATGGCAAATATTGATAAGTACGCAAAGATACACAAGGAACACGAACAATTACAAAAGGAACATGAAGAAAAATTAATTGCGTTATATAACAAATATTATGAGTTGGCATTAGGTGGTGATGTTCAAGCCTTTAGAGCATTTACAGATTTTAGTAAAGTATTTATGGGCGAAGATTCAGAAGAAAATGAACTTATGAGTATTCTAAAAGGTGCAAAGGTGGGTGATTAAGTGACCCTTGCAGACAAATTAAAAAAGATAATGGCAGACCCTGTATTATGGATTGAAACCTTTGTGACTATTGTTGATAAAAGAGGTAAGAAAGTACATTTTATATTGAACCCACAACAGAAACAACTTGTTAATGGATTGGATAAGCAGAATATTGTTTGCAAATCAAGACAGCTTGGAATCTCAAGTGTTGCCTGTGCATTAAGTTTATATTATGCAATTACAATTCAAGATTCAAACTGCATGATGGTTTCCTACTCAATGGATTCTGCAACACAGATATTTAGTAAATTAAAACAGATGTATGAGGATTTACCAAATGTAATTAAGCCCAAAGAATTAGCAAACAACAGAAGTCAATTAAGGTTTGATAATGGTTCACAGATTACTGTATGCACAATGGGAAACAAGGAGCTTGGTAGAGGTGCAACACTTAAATTTTTACATATTTCAGAGGTGGCATTTTGTAAACAGGATTCATTAAAGAATCAACTTGTGGCTCTTGAACAGTGTATGACGAATGATAGTGTTACCATATTGGAGAGTACATCAAATGGTATGAATGTATTTAGTGAGATATGGGATAAGGCTGAAAGCGGTCAAAACACGTATAAGCCGTTCTTTTTCTCATGGTGTCAAGATTATGTCATGTTTGCGGATGCCTATAAGGAATCAGCTAAGAGATATAAAAATATACATGGTAAATCACTACCTAAGGCAGAACTTACAAATGATGAACTTAATTATATGAAACTTGGTGCAAACTTGGATATGATAATGTGGTCTAGGCTAAAGATTGCCAACATTGGTATTGAAAAGTTCAGACAGGAATATCCTTCTACTGCACTAGAATCCTTTATAACAAGCGGAAATAATGTATTTAATAGTGAATTAGTCCACAAGAAATATCAAGCCTGTAAAGACTTTGAGAGAATCACAACAATAAATAATATGCCTACAATACTTAAATGTTATCTTAGGAATTATTTAAAGGTGTGGGAACTACCAAAGACAGGAGAAAAGTATTATTTAGGTGGTGATTATTCTGATGGTATCGGACAAGATTATCATGTTATTGAGATATTCAATAGTAATCTTGAACAGGTGGCAGAGTTTAGAACTAATCAATTACAACCTTATATCATGGCACAAGTAACCTATGAAATGGGTGTTTATTATAATAATGCTCTAATGGTAATAGAAAAGGCTTCAAGTGGCTCTTTGGTGCTTGATAAGTTGGTACACCAATACCATTATAAGAATCTATATAAGCACAAAGAGTTCGACCAAAGAGGAAAGACCATTAAAAAAGTTGGATGGATTACAAGCCAAAAGAGTAAGCCAATCTTAATATCGGACTTTGTGGAAATGTTTGAAAACAATGATATTCTGATTAAGTCAGAAGATGCACTAAAAGATATGAGAACATACACCTATGATGGTAATAGTGCTAATGCTGATACAGGCTCACATGATGATTGTTGTATTTCAATAGGTCTTGCGATACAAGGTTATAAGAGTGGTGTCTTTTATAAATAAAAACTTTATTCTAGGAATTGATTTAAGCCATCTAAATGTTATTATGGGTAAATTGTTCAATGATATGTTTAAAGTGGCTCTATTTAATTCCTAGAGTTTTATAGAAAGGAAATATATGTTCAATTATACAGAAAACACATTAGCAACAATGAATATTGCTGATGTTCATAAAATAGAAAACTATCTAAATGGCGGTCATAATGTCCTAAATAGAAAAGACTTCCAATTTAAAGGGGAAACTTTTGAAACCGCTAAGATTGTACTCCAATCAATTAAGAGTATTATTGATTTCCATAGTTCTTATATCTGTGGAAACACTGTATCAATTACAGGAGATAAAGAAAAAGTTGCTCTATTACAAGGTGTCTATAAAAAGGGCAACTATAATAAGGCAGATTATGAGATTGCAAAAAGTTTATATACCTATGGTAATGCTTTTGAGTATGTCTATAGGGATAAAGGTGTCATTAAATCAAAGGTAATCAATAATACGGATGCTTACCCCATCTATGAGAATGGGGAATATGTCGGCTTTGTTGAACATTGGGAAGATACACTTAAATCAATCAGCAACGATATTATTTATTATGCTGATAAGGTGGAAGTGTGGGAAAACAATAGGCTAATTGATACATATAACAATACAACAGGCTTACCAATCCATTATACAAATGGAAATCTTAATAAAACAAATATCTTTGGTGCTTCATTGGTGGATGATTTAATTCCTATTATGGATGAGATTGAAGCACTCTTATCTAAAGCAAGTGATAGCGTTGAAATCCTTAGTATGAATCCACTTGGTGTATCAATGGGGGATAGAGTTGAATCAAGTGTATCAAAGGATGTTACAGGTGCGGTACTCAACTTAGAAAGTGGTGCTGACTTCAAATATGCAACGGCTGAACTTGATTATAATAGTATTAAGTTACTCTTAGATAGCTTAATTAATCAATTTTATACCATAGCTTGTGTGCCTAGTTCCCTCTTTGGTAATAGTAATATTGCCAATGTAAGTGAGGTAAGTTTAAAGCTATTGTTCAATAATTCAGATAGTATGGCTAAGAGAGTGGCTTTTAGTATGCAAGAGGGATTTAATCAAAGATTGGAATACATTAGTAAATTACTTGGTGTGGATGTAACAGACGTAAATATCAGCTTTAATTACAACAGACCTGTAGACAATAGTAGCTTACTAAAAGATTTAAAGACACAATATGATATGGGTGCTATAAGCAAGGAAAGTATTGTAAGAAATAGTCCATACACGAGTGATATTGATAGGGAATTAGGATTGATTGAAAAAGAAAATAGTGGTATGAAAATTAATAAACCACAAGATATAGTGGTTAAAGATTAATACCATGAAACGAACAAACTATATATAGTGCAAGAGTATAATTAACAATACTAGATATTGTATGTGACTTTACCACAATTTTTGCACACGATTACCCAGTAAATTATAACACACGCATTATTCATATTCCACCTACACACTAGGAAATATGAATAAATATGAAAGGAATATACAGAATGAAACTAACAATAAACTATCTACCAAATGAAACAATCACAAGAGAAATGAATGTAGAAGAATCCATTAAATTTAGAGATTTCCTAAACGATAATGAATCATGGAATAGTGGCAGAGGTGGAATAAAAGCACCATTATATTATTCATTCCAATGTGATGATAAAACGATTGCAATTATGCGTTCAGCAATTACTTCTATTATCATGGAATAATAATTACTCTGAACACTCTGTGAGCCTTATATAGCCATCTTATTATTAGTTAGGTACAAGTTTACCAATTTAATATTAAGGTGGCTTTATTTTAATTGTAGAATAAAGAATCTTTTATTATTTGAAAGGATTTAAGCCATTCTAATTTTAATGTGGCACAATTTACCATTACATATAATAAAGTGCCTGTATAGGTTTACTAGAGTTCTGTAGAGTATTAA